AATAGAAAGTTCTCCAAACTCTTCCCTTGCCTTTTTATCTTCTGGCGCAATGTCGCCTAACTTTGAGGCAGTAATACTCGTGCCAAAAATGCGAGAACCCGCTGGCGCTTTAGAGCCATCAGGGAGGGTCAAATTGCCCAACTTATCTGATTTTCCATAAGTTGTTGTTCCATCAGGAAGGATTATATTTACATTTTCAGCTTCCGTTGGCTTTGGCTTTAATTTAGCTTCAGCAACAGCCATTTCACGCTCAAGAAGGCCGCGTTTAAACTTGCGCTCTTGCTCCTGCTGTGCGGCAACATTGCCAGCCAACAAGCCCTGAGCCAAGCTAGAGCCAAGAGAAATAGGTGTGCGACTTGGGCCTTGCAGCAGAGAAGCACCCAAAGCAGACAAGCGAGCAGACGAGCCTTCTCCAGTAAATGCTCGGCCTAAACCACCTAAAACACCACCGCCTCGTGCTTGCTGAGGTTGCATACGTTGCTGAAGCTGCAATGCCATTGGAGATGCTGCTGGCATACGCACAGGCTGCCCCATCAAAGACTGACCACGAAGCGGGTCAATATTACTAAGCGGGTCAACGCCGCCACCAATATTCAAAGATTGAAGGGGAGAAAGAAGACCGCGAGGATTGTAACGATTAGCCATAATAAACTCCTAATCAATCATGCCTAAAATGCCACCGTAAAGGCCGTATCTCGCCCTTTCTTGTGCTGTAGCTTTGTCGCCCAAAGCACCTGCAAGAGCAGCAGCACCACCTAAGAACTGTTGCCCACGGCTAGGCTCAAAGTACGGTGTAATCTGCGTTGAAACCTGACCCATCGGGAAGCCAGCAATAATGTTTTGATAACGAGACAACTGCTCCATTGGAGATGTTTGCTCATACTGGTAACGCTGCATAGCTTCTTCAATACCGCGTTGCGCTTGAGCTTCACGAGCAGCACCAACTTGTTGAAGACGAGAAATGTCGGCATAGTCAGTAGCAGCCATAGCTGGGGCCATCTGTGCAGCTTGCAGTCCAAGACCGCGCTGCGTGGCAAAGTCACGATAGGCAACATCAGCAGCTACATCACCCAATGCACGGGCTGTAACATCAGCAGCAGCACCAGAACCTAAACGACCACGTTGAGCCAGTTGACTCTGCACACGGGCTTGTACGGGGTCTAGCGCACGTTGGATAGCACCAGTAAGCAAACCAGACTGTGCAGGCGGTACATACTGACCTTCAGGGCCTGTGCTACCAAGAAACGAGCCAAGAGTCGATTGCGCTTGTTGTGTCAGTGGGCTACCAGCTACGGCGCGTTGCTCCTGCATACGCAGTGCTTGCTCTGTCTGTGGTGTAAAGCCAGCGTAAGTCTGACCTTGATAAAACTGCGGCGCACCAGCTTGATACTGGCGCAATGCCTCAGACATACCGTACTGCAAGAAGGGTTGAGCAAAGGCATCAACACCTGTCTGTGTTACTGTTTCTGTAGTTCCGTCTGCCATTTTATTTACCTCTGGCCTTAATTTATACGGTTATCCACCGTTTGTAAACGCTATCCTAGAACAGCATAATGAAAAAGAATATCACTTGTATTTGCGTTGCTGCGATGTGTAAGTGTAAAGGTTTGTTTGCCCACGCTGCTAATATAGAGATGAGATAGCTCTTGGGCTGCATTAGACGATTTAGGTGTCCAAAGAATCACGCTGTTAGGGTTTACACGCAAATCACTAACCGTTGTGGTTGTAGAGCTTGCAGTCAACTGAAACGCACCAGTAGAGTTTATCTTACCCTCTACAAGGTTGTTGACAACCTCCGCGACCTCACGAGGCGTACCACCCATATTTGGAAGTCTGCGGTACTGGTTAGCCATTACCTGCGTCCTATCGTGTTGGCATCAACGTCAATGCCCTGCGCCTTTTTCCACTCGCCGCTCAAGTTCAAGCGCACCCGATGGTAACGCCCGTTAGAGCGTACAGGGCAGAAGTTGTCATTGTTCAAGGTAGATGCGCTACCAAACGTAAACGTGTCAACCTGACGATTGCGTGAGGCAACCTGTGCCGTCACTGTGCCAGTAGAGTTTTCACGCAAGCTAACATATGGAATGACATTGTTGAGTAGCGAGTGAGAGCCTGTGCGAACCTCAAACTCAGCAGTCTCTACTGTTGCGCTCAATGTGCTTCCTGTGAAGGTTTGGATTTTTTTGTCTTTTGAAGCGGCAAATAGAAACTCGCCGCCGCGATAGACAGCACCATCGAGAGAAGCAGGTAGAACGTCAAGATTACCAAAAGCAGCATCAAGAGCTTCAAGAGTGTAGCCAGCGGTATAAATAGGTGCAACCATATCCACAGCAACAGACGCGGTACTCCACTTATCAAGCGCATAGTTATAGATAATAAGTTTGTCAGGTGAACCATTCGTAGCCGCCGTACTTGCATAAGACCAAACAATAATCTGGCGAAGCGGGTCAGCAGAGGCTGTCATATTCTTAGCATATGCGCCGTCCCAGTCTTCCAAGAAGAAACGGTTTACCTTCTCTGCACCGATGGCACGAGAACGCTCACCATCAAACATATAGAAGCCGTCATCAGCCAGATAGAAGACACTGTGACCAACATTACAAACGCTACCAGCAACCTTACAGCCACGCACCGTCTCCACCTTATCGAACTGGAATATCAGTGGCGCACCGATGTAACTACCGCGCACAATGCCCTTCTCCATAAGAATAGTGGCATATTCACCGCCGACAAGTCCAGTCACATCGCCCATGTCTTGAATGTCTTGGAAGTCAGCCTGAGTCGTAGCAGACACAGCCCAGCTTGTGTAATCACCCAGCGCAGACCAGCGCACACGATATGGCTTGTTGCCGTCTGTTGCATCATTGGTAAACCCAGTCATTACAAAGTCACGCACAACAGCAAGGTACTTAGCCTTTGGTGCATCAGCAGAAAGGTCGGCAAACGGTCCAGCATCGGCGGCAGTAGTCGTTTGAATGGGGTCAGCAAAGTTTGTGCTAATTACGGCTTCACCAAACTGAACAAAGCGAGGACGGTCTTCCACGCCAGTGCTGTATCCACCAGCTTTGCTAATATCGTCCAGAGAACCATCAGTCGTATCGAACTTGTAAATCTTTGTGCGGTCAGCAGCATACAAGCCAACATTGCCATCATCATCAGCGGCAGCAAACATGCCGACAATCACCTCATCAGCGACACCACTGATGGGAGAAATGCTTTGCATACTCTCATAGCCAGCAGCCGCAGGAATGACGTTGTTGGCTACTGTAACACCTGCATTACCAAAATCTGATTGGTCAGGTAAAAATTCCCCACAGCTAATCATTGCGAACTCCAGCTTTCATTTTCAGCAGACACGTTTGTCCAAGTATCAGAACTAGCGGCAATAGGTGTCCAGCTTTCACCTTCAGCAGACACCACAGTCCAACTCTCGCCTTCATCTGCTACCTCAGACCATACCTCACCTTCGGCCTCAATAACACCCCACAATTCGCCTAGTTTTTCAGCTTCTACGGCTACTGTAGCGACAGGCTGCGGATTGGCAGTGGCGAACACTTCAAAGTTAGCAGTCACATCTGGGATAGTAGCAAACGCTTGCAGGCTGGCTGTAGCGATAGCAAGTAGCCCACCCTCTGCATTGACTGATGCAGACGTAGATGCAGAGCTATCACCAACCCGCACACGGATGCCAGCAGAGCTAACACTTGCAGAAGAAGAGATAGATGATGCACCAATTTGGATGCGAATACCGTCAGCAGATACGGAGACATTTGCAGACGGTGACGATGCACCAATGACAACCCTAATAGCTTCTGCTGTTGCTGTAGCTGATGCAGATGGTTGAGCAGCGCCAACAACAATACGCACACCCTCTGCCGACATTGTAGATGGCCCAGCAAGTGCAGACGCACCAAACTGGATACGAATACCATCAGCAGCAGCAGTGCTGGTAACATTTATGTTACTCGCGCCAAGCCGTATGCGTACGCCTTCAGAAGTTACAGTAGATGCTGTAGATGCTGCGGCAGCACCCTCAAAAATACCAAAGCCAACAGCGGCTACAGATGCAGATGTGGATGGGGTAGATTCACCCTCACGCAGAGCGGCAGTCAGCCAGATAGAACTATCTAGCGAATAGGGGAGACTGTCTAAATCGCCCCAGTTATCTAACTGCTCAAGATTTGGCCCTACGATGTCAGCCATGACTAGGCCGCCGTAATGTCAACGCCTGAAGCTGCTACCTTAAAGATGTCACCATCATTGATTGTCTTAGAGGCCGTCAATGCTGCGTGAAACAGCAGGTTGCCAGAGGACGAAGCATCGTAAATACCGATGTGTGTAATCGTACCCCAGTTGCCACCAGAGGCGGCAGGGAACTCAACAGCACCGCTGTTTGATGCAGTTCCAGATGATGAAGCACCAAAAGCCATAGCCTGACGTGCGTAGCCGTTGCCGCTTACTTCAGCGCCAGTGCCAGCATCAGTCGGGTCAGCCGTGTGCAGCCCAATGTAAACAGCGGCAGGAGCAGAGGTGCTGCTTGTGCCTAAGAAATGGTCAAGGAAGGCATCTTCCAAATAATCGCTCATTGCGCTCATGTCTATTCTCCGTAATCAGATTTCATTTGAAGAGCAGAGCCAGCAAACTGACTCTCAGCTTCTTCACGTTTAATCTCTGTAATTGCGCGTGTAAACAACTGCTCATACAAAGCAGTCTTCTGGTCATCCATCAAATATACACCAGCAGCGCCCAAAGAGCCATATAGATATGCGTCAGGATGACGGGTTAAGATTGTATTGCTAGTGTTACTGTCAGACAACTCAGATACACCCTCGCCGTAAATAAGCTCTGCCGTGTAGGCGCTATCAGGTGTAGGTGCAAACTTAATCTCGCTACCAAAGATTGTATAGGCGCGAGGCTTGCCTGTTGCATTAGATGTGTAATGGCTGTCAAGCGCCATAGGTGTGTAATACTCAAGCACTTCAGCAGGTGTTGTATTTAGCTTTACAGAGCGAATAGAACGAAGGTCAGTTGGTAGGGAAACAAACGCATCGCCAGCAGACAGTGTAGCGTTAGCGCGTTTTGTCTGGGAACGTGTACCAAGTTCGCGGCTCATACGCGCCTCTGCAAGAGAGATAAACTCAGGGATACGAGCGGTCAAATCATCACGAGCTAAGAAATTCGCAATCGCTGTTTTAAGTTCTGCGTAAGTTCCGATTGCCATTATACTCTACCGCCACTTGTTCTAAAGAACCTGTTATCATAGTCATTGAGCCATTTCTTCCAGCCATTAGGATTATCTTTTGGTTGGCCTAGCTCTTGAATTAGCTGATGATACAATGCTGTGGGTATTTCCGCAACCTTCTGTTGATGTCGCTGCGTATTACCTTGCAGGCTACCAGAGCGGTATTCATTGCGTTCATCGCGGTTATTAGCAAGAAGAGCGTCAACATTCTGACTGCTCTCAAAAATCATTTTACCGTCTTCATCAAAATGCGCCCACGTTTCTTTCCCCGTGACCGCATCTTTTTGTAAAAGTCTCTTCTTCATCTTTCTCCCCTAAAGTGAACGGGGGTAGCCGAAGCTACCCCCTCAACACTTACGACAGATTGTAAACAGCGCCGTGTGCTTTCGGTGCTGAAACTTTCAGCGTGAACTCTGTGATAATTTGGAATTTCTCAGAGTCACCCGTCTTCGCCATTTCTTGAACGGTGAAGTTACGGTTCGGCAGTGTGCAGATGGAAGCATAGTCGCTATCCAGCAGATACACACGGTCGTCCGAAGCAAAACGGTCGATTACAACGTCAAGCTGACCAAAGTCGCTCAGGTACAACGAAACAGAACCAACGATAGCTGCTTCACGAGGAGCAGTGTAGTTGATTTGGTTGGTTGCAACTGAACCGCTGTTCAGGTCACTGAAAGCAGCTTTTTTGGCAGGTGATACGACGAGCATGTTCGGCTGACCACCATCGGTGTAAGCAGCTTGCATGGCAGTGTCAATCATAGCAAGAGTCATGGCGCGATTCGTACCGTCCATAGAAGGAACGTGCGTACCAGAACCAACACCTGCATTGAAAGCAGTTTCGTCACTAGCAATAGATACGTTGGTAATCCAGCTTGACAAAGTACCAGCTTTACGCGGGTCAGAAGCAGAACGTGCAGTATCAGAGTGCAGATACTTTTCGATGTCACGACGAAGCTCAAGACCTTTCAAAACTTTTTGATAGGCAACTTCCTTGTCGCGGCCTGCTTTGTCAACAGCGTCCAACGTACCAGAAACTTGTGCATCTTTTTGCGAGATTTGCATGTAGTTGCCCAAGCGAGTGGTGGCAGTCGGCGTTGCATAAGTAGCGTCAGCACCTTCGTTCTGGTGGTTGTTTGCTACAGCAGCAGCCAGTTCTTGTACTTGCCATTCGACAAATACGCCAT